GGCGCAGGGCCAGTGGCTGGGCATCATCGAAATCCCGCCGCCGGTGCTGTCGGCGATCGATCCCGCCACTGCCGTTGTCGGCGATCCGCAATTGACGCTGACCGCGAGCGGATCGGATTTCACCTACAGCAGCCGGATCGTCTTCGACGGCGCCGAGAAGGCGACGAACTTCGTCTCGGACAGCGAACTGACCTCGACTATCATGCCGGCCGGCGCCGTCGCCGGTACTGTTCCGGTGCTCGTCCGGACCAACGGCCAGGACAGCAGCAGCCTGGATTTCACCTTCACTGATCCGGTGGGCTGACGCATGGCCGAGCGCGGCCTGCTGGCGACCCTCGCTGCGCCGTTCCGGCGCCGCTCGACGACTGCACCTGCTGCCGAAGGCGAGCCGCGGCCGGGACCATACTACGTACACAACCCGGACGGCTGGCTTCCCGACGAGTGGGGACAATACTGGAATTACTGGCAGATGGGCCGGGATCCGATCGGCGGCATCGGCGGCGCCGGCGGCGCTGTCGTCGAGGCCTGCGTCTCGGCCTATGCGCAGACGATCGCGCAATGTCCCGGCGACCACTGGCGGGCGCTGCCGAACGGCGGTCGTGAGCGGGTGACAACCTCGGCGCTGTCGCGGATCCTGCGCTGGCCTAACGACTACCAGAGCCGTTCGGACTTCATCCTGAACCTGGTGCGCGGCCTCTACCTCGACGGCAATGCCTACAGCCTGGCGACCCGCAACGACCGCTACGAGGTCAGCGCGCTGCATCCGTTCGACCCGAAGATGTCGAAGGCGGTGATCGCACCGAATGGCGAAATCTTCTACGATCTCGCCGGCAACAACATCCTGAAGCCGCGCGACAATCGCTCGACCTTCGGCACGGTCCCGGCCCGCAACGTATTCCACGTGAAACTGGAAGCCGCTGCCGGCGAGCCGCTTAAGGGGATCCCGCCGGTCAGGCATGCGGCGCTGGCTGCAGCGGCGCAGAACGCGATCGGCCTGCAGCTGCTCAATGTCTTTGCCAACATGAACCGGCCGGCCGGCGTCATCGAGACAGAGCAGAATCTGACGAAGCCGCAGATCGATGAGCTCCGGGCGCGGCTGAAGGATTCCTGGCGGGCTGTCGACAACCTCAATGCCGGCCCGCCGGTACTGACCAACGGCTTCAAGTTCCACGGCATCTCGATGACGGCGAAAGACGCCGAGCTCGCCACTGTCGCCAAGCTGACGCAGGACGAAATCTTCATGGTCTACGGCGTGCCGCCGGCAATTCTCGGCATGACCGACAAGGGCGCGTTCTCGTCGACCGAGGCGCTCATGCAGTTCTGGCTGTCGCGCGGCCTCGGCTTCGCGATCAACCACATCGAGGTGGCGTTCGACCAGTTCTTCGGCCTCAGAGGCTGGCCTGAGGAATACGTCGAGTTCGATACGCACGCGCTGCTGCGCGTCGCCTACAAAGAGCGCATCGAAGGCCTGGCGCGCGGCGTGCAGACCGCGATCTACACGCCAAACGAAGCACGCCGCGCCGAGGATCTGCCGGACAAGGAAGGCGGCAACGAGCCGCGTGTGCAGCAGCAGCAGGTTCCTCTCGATTGGGGTGGCTTCGACCTGCAGCCAGCGGCGCCTCAACAGCCGGCGGCGCCGGCGCCGCCGGGTGACGACGAGGGCGATGATGGCGAGGGTGAAGACCGCGACTGGAAGACGCTAACCTTCACGGCGATGACCAATGACCGCGCGGCAGCTTGAGCAAATTGTTGAGGGCATGGCGGCGGCGTTCGCGCTCGAGAAGGCGCGGCTGTTGCTTGAACTCGAGCGCATCAAGAACGAAATGTCTCAGCGCATGGCCGCGCTGCGCGATGGCGACAAGGGCGATCCCGGCGCGCCAGGCGAAAGAGGCGACAAGGGAGATCCTGGTGAAAAAGGCGACACGGGCGCAGAAGGCGCGCAAGGCCAGCAAGGTGAACCGGGACCCGCTGGCGAAACCGGGCCGCGCGGTGAGCCGGGACTACCCGGCGAGCCCGGGCCCAGAGGTGAGCGCGGGGATCCCGGCGAGCGAGGCGACGCAGGACCACCCGGAGCGTTCCTACCACCCGACGCCTGGGTCGAGGGGGTACATTACCAAGGCGAACTGAGATTCTGCGACGGCTCGACCTGGTGCGCGCGCTGCGATACCGCACAGCGACCGCCACATGGCGACTGGGCGCCGGTGGCGCTGGCCGGCCTCGATGGCCGCACCGGCGACGCGCGCGGCCTCTATGACCCGGCTGCGGCCTATCTCAAGCTTGACCGCGTCTGCCTCGACGGATCCGAATGGATCGCCAAATGCGACGATCCCGGCGCCCTGCCCGGCGATGGCTGGATGCTTTCGGCCCGGGCAGGATCGAAGGGCAAGCCAGGCGAGCGCGGGCAGAAGGGCGACCGCGGCGACCCCGGGATCGGCATCGAGCGGGTTACGACCGACGGATATGCCTTCGTTGTCGCGCTAACCAACGGCAAGACGGTCACCTTCGACCTACGCGGCATGTTCGAGCGCTATGACCAGGAGCGCGGCGGATGAGCTGGAGCTTCATCTCGATCGACCGCACGGCGCTGCCGCAAGAGCTGCTGCCGCTGGTCAAGTCGCATTGCCGGGTGGACTTCGCCGACGACGACAACCTGATCACGATGCACATTGCTATCGCCATCAGCTATTGCGAGAAATTCTGGGGCTTGCAGATCTTCGGCAGCGAAGTGTCCTGGTCGCCGGCTCTATCGACCGGCGCCTCGCGCTATCAATGTCCGCTGCAGCCGGTCAGCGACTTTACCATCAGTTCGGACAGCACCGACGTCAAAGCCGACTATCGGCTGGAGAGCGGCACGCTGATCGAGCCGGTATGGCTGGTGCGGGCGGATGGCACGGCGTTCCACCCCGACGCGGTGATCACGCTCGCGGCCGGCCATGCCGCGGTTGCGGAGATCGACCCGGCGGCGACCGGCGGTATCCTGCGCATGGCGGCGACGCTCTACGAACACCGCGAATCCATCAGTTCGTATCCGCTCGACCAGGTGCCGTACTGGCTCAACGACATGATGGGCGGGCTGTGGGTGCCGCGAGCATAGGAGAAGCATTGATGCCGGCCAGGTTCGGCGCAGGTCAAATGATCGAACTCGTCGCATTCGATAAGCGGTTCGACGAGGAAGACGAATATGGCAACACCGTCTCGCAATGGGTCGAGCAGTTCCAGCAGCATGCCAAATTCATCTATCTGCGTGGCTCCGAAACGGTGACGGCGGCGCGGCTGGAAAGCCGCGAAGCGGTCATCATACAGGTGCGCAAGTCCGCCGCGACCAGGCAGATCGCCGCCGAGTGGCAGGCGCGCGACGTGCGCCGCGGCGTTGCCTACAACATTCATACCGTCGAGGAGGACAGGAGCCGGTCGCTGATCGATCTTTTCGCCGAAACGGGTGGGGCGACGGGGTGAGGAATGGCCTGCGAGGGATGCCGCCGCCGCCGTGAACTGATGCTGGCAGCGCCGCGCCTGGCAGGGCAGGCGATCGTCGGCAGCTATCGCTACCACCTGGAGAGGATCCGCGATGCCTATCGAGCAACGGATGATCGCAAGGAAAGCCCGGCGCCTGGGCTGGCTGGACTGGGCGCTGCAGCCGGATCCGGTGGCGGATCCGATCCTGCCGGCCGACCAGGCGCGGACGGTGCGGCTCGACGAGATCCTGCAGGTGCCGCAACAGGGAGCGCCGGCTGATGGCTGATCCCGATCTCGAGCTGCAGGGCGCGATCGTACAGCGGCTGAAAGCCGATCCCGCGGTGACCGCGCTGGTCGCCGGCCGCATCTATGACGCGCCGCCGGCCAATGCGACCTTCCCTTACGTAAGCTATGGGCCGACGCAGTCGATCAGCCGGGATTTCGACTGCATCACCGGCTTCGACGTCTTCATCCAGCTAGACAGCTGGTCGCGCGCGGTCGGCTCGCCGCAATGCAAGCAGATCAACGACGCGGTGCGCTTTGCGCTGCACGATGCCGACCTGGCGCTGAC